CCGAGTAATTGAGATTGTTGGTGTAAGTGTAGGTCTGGGGCGCGGCCAGGAGGTTCGTGATATTCACGATGCCGTTCGTGTTGAAAACGGAGATGACGAAGGGGTTGCGCCACGTGATGAGGGGAAGGCTTACTGTGTAATCGCCAGCGTCCAGGGGAACTGTGAAAGCGCCGGCGGTGGTGTCGGTGAGAATGGGCGGGCCGGCGCTGAGGCCGCTGGCGTTGACCAGGACGGTGTTTGTGGGGGTGAAGAGGATCGTGGTGTTGAGGGGTTGGACCGAAATGTCTGTCAAATTGCCCACCACCGTTGCGGTGTGGGCGGTCGTGATGAGCGTCAGGAGCGTTAAGAAAGACGCGGAGACACGGAGACGGGGAGACGCGGAGACGGGACGGAAGGAGCGCGGGCAAATCCCAAAAACCAAATCCCAAACCCCAAAAAAATTCCAAATCCCAAATTTCAAATCCCAAGTCGAAGACCTGACATCGGGGAGGGGAGATGGGCGGGGGGAGTTAATTGGGTTAACTGGGTTAATTGAGTTAATTGAGGCGGAGCGGGTGTTCATGGATTTTGGATTATTGGATTGATGGATGGTGTGGTCGGAAAGTTTAGGGCAGACTTGGGATGTGAAAAGGCGACGGGTAATCATGATCCTGGCTGGGTGTGTTGCGGCGGGCATTCTGATTGCGGCCTTGCGGCCGGGGGAGCGGGAGCCGGAATATAAAGGGAAGAAGTTGAGTGAGTGGCTCGTGGCTTATCGATTGGCGTCTGGACTCGGTTCGAGCGGAGAGCAAGAGGCGGCAGCGGCGGTGCGGCACATCGGGACTAACGCGCTGCCGTACCTGATGAAATGGATTCGCTATGAGCGGCCAGGGTGGCGAGAAGGGATGTCCGATGCGTATAGGAGGTTGCCCGAGCCGCTGATCAACGATTCGATCCACGAGTGGCTCCTGCGTGGAAAATCGCAACGGTTGGTGGAGGCAGCGTATCGTGGCTTCCGCATATTGGGGCCGGACGCGGCATCGGCCGTGCCCGAGCTGACAAAACTCATGTACAACACGAACTTGCCGCGGAGTTCGCTCCACGCAATGATAGCGCTGTCCTGCATGGGAAAGGCTGGTTTCGCTCCGCTTGGGGCCGCGCTCAGCAACCGTCAATTCCATCTCCGCTACTCGGTGGTTTACAGTTTCGGGTTTGCTGAAAGGAACATTCCTGAGGCCATTACTGCTTTGAGCAAGGCGCTGGAGGATCCTGAGTATATGGTGCGCGAGGCAGCGACCAATGTGTTGCTCAACATGGCGCCAGAGGTTTTGGAGAGGGGCGGGGCGAAGACGAATGGGAATTTTAGACATGAAAATTGAGGACAGGAAAATGGAGATTCGATTTTTGATTGGGGAACCGATGTGAAAAGGCGATGGATCATGGTGCTCTTTGTGGGCTGCGTGGTGGTCGGCGCGATCATGGCCTCGATGGTGTTCCATGAGAGCGAACCAACGTATCATGGCGTGTCGCTGACGAGTTGGCTTTGTGCGTACGATTCGATGGCAACCGGACGCAGATCCTCGCCGCAACAGAAGCAAGAGGCCGCGGAGGCCGTGCGCCAGATCGGCACGAACGCGCTTCCGTGGCTGCTGAAATGGATGCGTTATGAGCCTGCGCCCTGGCGGCAAAAGTGGCGAAGCACTTTCGACAAACTGCCCCATCCGCTGAACCATCCGGGCCGGCTCAGCGATAGCGCGTTCGGATTGCAATGGGAGCTTCGGAATCAATTGGCGAGAGGCGGTTTCGAAATTTTGGGTCGTGAAGCCGCACCGGCCGTTCCCGAGCTGTTCCAAATGGTCCGGCAGGGGGCGTCCACGCGGCTCAAGAATGATGCCCGGTTTGTTTTGGTGGACATTGGAACCCTGGCAGATCCATCCCGGGAGTGGTGAGCCGAAGGGAGTTAATTGGGTTAACTGGGTTAACTGGGTTAATTGAGGGCATAATGCGGAATGGAGTGATGGGATGATGGCGGGATTTTTTGGGATTTTGATTTTTGATTTTGGATTGGCGGAGCGGATTTAAGATTTTTCTAAGCGTGGTTTTTGTTATGGTTGCGGTGTGAAAAGGCGACGGGTGATTACGATCCTGGCTGGCTGTGTCGGGGCGGTGATCCTGGCTGCGGCGTTCTGGCCGGGGGAGCGGGAGCCGGAATATAATGGGAAGAAATTGAGTGAATGGTTGGAGTTTTATGAGCAGAACGATTCCGTCAACCCGACGATGGAAGTTAACGCGGCCGCTGACGCGGTGAAGCATATCGGGACCAACGCAGTGCCGTGGCTGGTGAAGTGGATCGATTACGACCGCTCTTTGCGGAGGAACAAACTTTATGCAATGATCGAGAAACTGCCCGGAGCGATCCGCTACAGTGCCATCTTGCGCCACTTGGTTAAACGTAGTGAAAGGAGGACCTTCGAGCGTTTCCAAGCGGCAGGCGCGGGGTTCAGAATACTTGGACCCCAAGCAAGCCCGGCAATTCCCGACTTGATTCGGCTGATGGATAAGCCGAAAGGCCCTGCGTATGCATTGAGTTGCATCGGTCGAGATGGCCTTCCTGCGCTTCTGGCAGCACTCTCGAACGCACAACAGCCCGATCGAGACACCATTGTCTGGGTTATTGGATCTATGCGCGATCTGGGCACAAACGCGACTCCGTGTGTCCCAGTGCTCATAAGGTGTCTCGACGACAAGGACAGGAACGTGGGCAACGAGGCGGCGATAGCTCTGGGTAACCTCCGGCTTGAACCGACACTCGTGGTGCCTGTGCTCACACGCCGCCTGCAGGGGACCAGTCGCTTGAAGCGCAGTTTTCTGGCCCACGCTCTCGGCCAATATGGCGAGGAAGCTAGATCTGCTGTGGATGTCCTGCTCGACGCTCTCAACGACTCGGATCTCCAAGTGTGCGAGGAAGCGACCAATGCGTTGCGGCAGATTGCGCCGGAGGTTTTGGAAAAAAGCGGGGCGCGGACCAATTGGAATTTTAGACATGAAAATTGAAGACAGGAAGATGGGGAGCGGGAGCCGGAGTATAAGGGGAGGAAATTGAGTGAGTGGTTGATGACTCCTGTCGACGATTCCGAAAGAATTGCCAGTGAAGCAAAGGAGGCGATTCGTCATATGGGGACAAACGCGCTGCCCTGGCTGGTGAAGTGGATTCGGTATGAGCCCGCATCGTGGAGGAGAAAATTGTCGATTACCAAGCTTCCTGCCTGGCTCCGATCCAGCCGGGTTATGGTTTGGCTGGTCAATGACGCAGCCATCTTCCGCAAAGAAAATGCTATCAACTGCATACGGTATTTGGGGGCTGACGCCGCCCCAGCCATCCCGATATTGGTGAGATGCCTTCGAGACTCTAACAGGATGATCACTTACGCGGCGGCAGAGGCCCTTGGCGTGCTTGCAATCGAGCCCTACTTTGCCCTGCCGGCCCTTACGAATGCCCTGGAAGCTCCCAACACCAGACTCCGACGGACCGCGGCGAGGGCCATCGGTCAATTTGGTGACCTGGCACGATCTGCGCTTCCTTCGTTGCTCAAGGCAATCAACGATTCCGACCTTCGCGTTCGCGAAGAGGCGGCGAACGCAATTGCGCAAATCGCTCCTGACAAAGGGGAGGCTGCGATACCCGAACTTACTAAATTGCTGAACGATCCCGAGATAACTGAATGGGCGGACCGAGCCGCAGTTAGCCTGGCGAAAATGGGTAAACTGGCTATGCCGACTTTTCTGACGGCGCTGACGAATGGCGCGGTGCATGTCCGTAGTCGAGCCGCTTTTGACGAAGATTGGATTCCTGCCCAGGCGGCTTGCTGGACCTTGGGCGCGCTGAGAGCTGAACCGGAGTTGGTCGTGTCGGCATTGGTGAAACTGGTTGAGGGACCGAAAGCTGGGTGCCGGATGCCCGCATTGGTGGCGCTCGGGAGGTTTGGTGAGAGGGCGCATGGCGCTTTGCCTGCTGTAGTTAAGGCCTTCAATGACTCCGATCTCGAGGTGCGGGAGGCGGCGACAAATGCGGTCCGCAAGATCGCGCCGGAGGTTTTGGAAAAAGGCGGGGCGGAGACGAATGGGAATTTCAGACATGAAAATTGAAGACAAGAAAATGGGGTTCATGATGCGGCGGGGAGAAAGTTTGGGCGAGCAAACTGCCTCCAGTGACTCGCTCGCGCCCGCTCGCTCGGCCCGTAGCGGGCCTTTGCCGCTGGCAAATTCCTTTCGTGGCTTCCCAAGCCGCTCAAGTCCCCCGGCCCTCTCCTCCTTTTGGGAAGGAGAGGGGGCTTCCCGCTCAGTGAGGCCGTCACCTTGCTGAAGCAAGGTGTTAATGAGAGGTGCGGGATCGGTTTTGTGGGGTCTGGTTTTGGTTTTCCAAGCATTGGCGGCTGGTGGCATAGTCGTGATGTGAAAAAGCGACGGGTAATCGCGGTCGTGGCTGGCGGTGTCGTGGCGATCATTCTGGCTGTGGCGTTCTGGCCTCGGGAGAGGGAGCCGGAGTATGGGGGGAAGAAATTGAGTGAGTGGTTGATGCAGTACCGGGAGCTGAGCGACCATCGCCATTCTGACGATCCCGAGCTGCGCCAGGCCTCCGACGCTGTACGTCATTTCGGTACAAACGCGCTGCCTTTTCTGCTCGCTTGGCTTCATCAAGAACGAAGCTCATGGGACGTTAGGTTGACGGTGGCTGTGGAGAAACTCCCTCTCCAGATCCAGAACCGTATCTTGCCGCACATAGGCACGAGTAGAACCCGGTGTGAGATAGCCGTGATTGGTTTCGAGATACTGGGTTCCAAGGCGAGCCCGGCTGTACCGGAGTTGAAACGGCTGGCGGCGGACACCAATGCAAACGAAACGGCTCGTAGGGCTTGGCTTTGTTTGAGTCTGATAGGTGTGCATGGTGTCATAGAACCTTAGCGCGAAGAACCCCTCACCCTGCCCTCTCCCCATCCGATGGGGAGAGGGGGGTTTTCTAGTGTACTCGGGTTACTATAAACAGGCCGCTCCTACGGAGCTTGGGTTTAGTGACGTTATGGTTGGGTTTTCCGGGTGGTGCCGATTGGGAAGTACGAGCCGGACTGGGTTGCGCTACTCTGGGAGCAGCTATTGGCAGGAGAGGATGAGTTTTATGTAGTCGCGCAGGGCTCGTTCGGCTCGGACGACGGCGCGGTGCTCGGCCATGATTTCGCGCAGTTGCCGGCGGGCCTCCCGGCGCAGAGCCAGGAGTTCGCGGTATCTTTTTCGTTCTTCACATTCGGGTTTCATGGTGAGTTAAAGGGTTGAGACGTTCAAAACTGAAGCGTTAAGACGTGAAACGGTCTCAGCCGGACGAGCCGGAGAGACGGGGAGCAGGAAGGAGGGGGCGCGAGGCCGTGGGTTTTTGATTTTTGATTGGGCGGGGACGATTTGATTTAGGCGACGGGGACGATTTTGGGGCTGGGACGATCCGGCGGCCTCCAGTGACTCGCGAGCGCCCGCTCGCTCGGCCCGTAGCGGGCCTTTGCCATTGGCAAATTCCTTTCGCAGCTTCCCAAGCCGCTCAAGTCCCCAGCCCTCTCCTCCCTTGGGGGAGGAGAGGGGGTTTTTTCTTTGCGGGTGCTGGCGTGCTATAAACAGGCCGCTCCTATGGAGCTTGGATTTGCGGGCCCTCTCCCCGCCGGTTCTTCGCGCGGGGAGAGGGGTTCATTTGGTTGGGTTTTCTTGTGATGCCGATAGGGATTTCGGCGATACCCTCCTTCGCTCGCGAGCTATGGAGGGCAGGCAAGCAGATTGGAAATCTGATTGGAAATCTGCGTTACGGTTTAGCTCGCGGAGGTGAGCAGGGCCGACGTCGCATCGGCGGCGGCGTAGTCGAAGTCGATTTCTTCGATGAAACGCACGGCCAATTGATCGTTGGCGAAGTACACGTGCTCGGACGTGTCGATCCGCGGCGTGCCATGTTCGCCGAGCCACCAGAAGGAGAGCGCGCCGAACACGGCAATCGCGTTGTCCGCCGCCGCGTTCGTGCTGAACGCGGTCAGGACATCGGTCCAGACGATGGGATAGCCGTCGAGGATCGCGCTGCCATCGGGCAGGCGCTGATACACATTCGGCTCGGCCGTCGTTTTGAAACTCGACAGTGGCGTTTCCCAGGTGCTGTCCAGGTAATAAGCGGAGAGCCGGCCATTCAGCGCGGCCTTGTTCACCTTGCGCCGCACGGCGCGGAAGTCCGCCAGGGTGGCGTCGCTCGGATGCGTTTTGGTCGAGCCGAGCACGACGGTGTTCGAGTTGTCGCGGGCGATTTGCACGATGCCTTTGACGTTCTCATAAGTGCCGCTGCCATCCGCCAGGAAACCCCAAGTGTCCTCGGCGCGGGCGAACTCGACCGCGCCGTAACGGGCGAGGAACTGCCCCATGGCCACGATGCTCTGCTCGTCGATCTCGCGCGGCAGCCGGACGATGCCGCCGATCTTGTGCGACTCCAGCGAGGCGAAGGTCACCGTGGGCGATTTTTCGGTGAAGGCCGCCGACATCGCAATCGAGCCGAAGGTGGGACGGGTGCCCATCCGCGCCGGCCGGGCGGTGCCCATCCCGATCGGATAGGCAAACATCCGCGAGCGCGCGACGCCGAATTGCGAGATCAGCTCACGGATTTCCCCGCCGTATTCCACGGGCAACGGGATGTCCGAGGTGGTGAGAGCGGCGCGGGTGGTAAGGCCGAGCGCGTCGCGGGCAAAGGCCGTCAAGGCGTCGCGCTGCGCGGGCAAAGAGGCCAGGGCTTCGAGTTTGCCGCTGCGGTCGCAATGCGCGATGAAGTGCGCGGCCATGTGCCGCGCGCAATCATCACTGACCGCGCCGGTTGCGCGCGCCTGCCCCGGAGCGTAGTTGCGCCGGTTGACCATCCGGCGCACGTCGTTCACCTGGTCTCTCATTTCGGCGGTTTCTTCCTGGGCGACTTTGAGAGCGGTGGGCAGATTTTTGAGTTCGGCCCAGGCACCCTTGATATCGCCGAGGATGCCTTGAAATTCCTTGACCTGCTCTTCGGTCACCACGACGGGCGCAGCCGCCAGGGCCAGGCCTGCGCCGCAGAAGAGTTCAAGGTTGAGGGCCACGCGGTCGAGGTGCGAAACCGCGGCTAACGCGAGCAGCGCCAGGGCTGCCAGCCCGATAATTCCGACAATTTTTCTAATGTTCATGTGTGTTTGTGTTGTGTTTTGTTTTCTGTTTTCTGTTTGTTTGGTTGGTTTGAATGGCCGGCGGCCCGCCCGCCGGCCCGGGTTTTACGCTACGTCTCAGGTTTTGCGTTTCAGCGCGTCCCTGAGACTGCGCGCGAGCTGCAACAGTTGCGCTCCATTGGCATCAATCCCCGGAGCGCCGACGTGGGGATTGATTCCTGTCTTGCTGTTGCGAAAGTGACTAAATGAAAGTTAAATGGGTTAAATAAGTTAAATAAGTTAAATGGGGTCAGAGCCGGGTCGGATCAGAGCTGGCGGAGGAGAGTTCTTAAGTCGCGGGCTGCTTTGAGAAGCTGGGAGGAATGGGACGCATAGGACAGATGGGACGTATCTAATGGGCAGAGACTGTGCAACAATTCGGCCAGCTCGCGGAGATCGGATTTTTCGACTGCGCCGGCTTTGAGGCCGAGTTGGAGGGCGTTTGGGTTGGCCGGGATGCCGACAGCGGAGACTTCGAGGAGTTCCTGTTCGAGATATTTGCGGCGGGGGATTGTCTTTGGGCCCTCCTTCGCCAGGCCTATAGAGGGCAGGCCGGGGGCTAGATTCTGAAGACCAAGACGCGACAAATTGGCCTCCTCTCCCTGCCCCTCTCCTCCTTTTGGGGAGGAGAGGGAAGCATCCGCTGCGTCCGCACCCCGGGAGTTCTGCATGGTGCCATCGCCGTTTTCCCATTGCAGCGGGATGAATCCGACGGAGACGGCGTTGAGGAATTTTCCCTTGTAAAGGCCGTAGGCGATTCGCGCCATTGGATTCACGTCGGTGGCGAATTCGATGCGCTGGCACAGCCGGCCATCGCGCACTTCGGTGCACAGCGCGCGGCCCAGCGTAAAGATGACATCCCCGTACTGGTGCGCGTTTTGGAACACGGGATTGCGGAGATAATTCTCCAACCGCCAGCCTTGCGCCGCGATGACTTCGTGGTAGCGATCCAGCGTCTCGTCGCTGGCGATGAAATCAATCACGGGCGCCGTGGAGCCGTCGGCGCGTTGGATTGCGGATTCGGCGGGGACGCGCGCCTCGATGTGAAGAGCGCCGCGCAGGCCAGGGCGGCCATCGCAGAGGGTGACGAGGCGGTTCGGGAAAGACGCGGAGAGGGGAGAGGGAAGATGGGAGAGTGGTTGGGTAGGGTTCATGGGAGAGGCAGGGGGGGAGTTAAATGAGTTAAATGAGTTAAATGGGTTAATTGAGTAGCAGCAGGAGGCGGAACGGGTGTTAATGGGTTGACCAATGGGGCGTCTGGGAGGGTATTCAGCCGTCCCTTCGGGACTTATGACCCCTGGTGATTCGATCCCGGCGCTTAAGCGACCGGGCTATTTGTCATTTGTCCCTCCGGGACAGTACGAGGGTTCTTGTCAGTGATGGGACTGGCGATTGTAAACGGCCCGGACGCGGGCGGCTAATGGCTCGGACGTTTCGCCTTGTTCCATTCCGTCCGCCAAGGAATTTCTCAGGGCGTTCAAGTGGGTTTGATTCAACTCCTCGGCTTTTGGAGAATCAAGGGACGCCAGCATGCTCCTCAATTTTTCGCGCTCTCCAGCGGCGTCCAAAACCACATCCAACTCCAGCGCGCGGACAGGGCTGTCCGCGCTCCGGCGGGCTTCAGCGAGCCGCTTCAAGACGCGGCCGCGCTGTTCGAAGAAGAATCTTCGCAGCCTCCGGGCTTCGCTTTTTAGCGGAGCGCCCGACTCCGGTTCGGGCGCGCTGGGTTCCGCCGGAACCGTCCGCTCCAAAAAACTCAGCGCCCGGTCAATCGGATCTGCTTCCGACAGTGGACCGCGGACGGTGGACAGCGGACTATCCTTGGTCGGGCTTTCGCCCACTTTCTGCAAATTGCCCGCCAGGTATCCGGCATCGCCCCACGGCAAGCGTTTGAAGCCGAGATCCAGCAACCGATTCAATTCATTGAAAGGCACGCCCATGTCAAAACCGGTCTTCGCGGTGACCAGCCGATTGCGCCGCGCTTGTTGCATGATCGGCAGGCTGTCGAGGTCGAACCACCCGACGGCTTTTGGCTCGATGGCCTTGACGACGACGTCCTCTTCGGCTTCCAGGCGGCCGCACAAGGGCGCGACGCGGTTCTCGATGAAATTCTGCCGCGCACCCTGCATCACGTCATACTTTGCGTGATCGGTCGCGGTCAGGATTTCTTCCGGGACGCCGAAGGCCGCGCAAATCTCGGCGCGCGAAAACTTCCGGTTCTCGAGGAACTGCAAGTCGCCGCTGGACAGTTCCGGTTTAATGACTTCGGTGACACCGGACAAGAGAACGGGTTTGTCCGCCATGCCGGCGCGGCGCTTGCGAGCGCGGAGTGCGGCGAAGACTTGTTCCTCCTGCTCGGGCGCCATCGGTTTCTCGGTGCGCACGATCACACCGCGGTCGGCATTGTTTTCAATGATGCCGCGCATGAAGGCGCTGGCCGCGAAATCTGTCCGGGCCGCGGTAGCCGCCGCATATAACGGCGGCAGCCCGCGCCAGAAATCGAACGGGTTCGGCAGTTTCTCGAACCAGACTTCCTCGGGCAGGAATACCTGGCTGGCCAGCGGCGCGCGCGGGCCAAGGCCGGTGTAACGCCAGCCCACTAACTTATGGTCCTCGACGAGGTGATAAAAATGCGCCGGATCGAGAATCAGAATGCGTTTCAATTTTCGGCGCGTTCCAGTTTCCCCTCGCCCAATTCGATTCGGATCGGGGCCAGGAATGAGGGCATCTTCATAGATCGGTATCCGAAAACATTCCCCGCGCAGCATCAGCCAGATGAGGCGGAGTTCCCAGTATTGGAAGCGGTTGATTTGCGGATGTGGCCGGGCATAGAAATCCAGCAGCGGCCCGCTGGTGATCAGATTTTCCCGTCCGCGTTCGCCCGTCGAGAAGAGGAAGGGAATATTGGCGATCTGCTCGGCCAGCACATTGATGGCGCGATAAACCCAAACAACCTGTTCGTAGGCATTGGTCATGACAGCGCCCTGGTAATCCAGGTCGCGCCCGGCCAGCCAATCGGCGGAGGTGGGGCTGAAGGAACGTTGGACCGTGGAAGCGTCGGAGCGTGGAGCGCGGGAGATGTTAAAGCCAAATAAATTCACGGAGTTAATTGGGTTAAATTCAAAGGGGGCAAAAGAAAGCTCCAAGCGGCCAAGATCCAAGATCCAGAGAAGCTCCAAGCTGCAAGATCCAAGCTCCAGCGGCGGATTTGGATCTTGGAATTTGGGATTTCTCTGGAGCTTGGTGTTTGGTTCTTGGTGCTTGCGCGGAGCTTGGTGCTTTCTTCACTGGCCCACCACCGCCCTCACTTCCACGCGATGGCGCACGGCGTGCTGGCGGAGCGCTTTGGCCCAGAAGCGATCGCAATGGCTGTCGCCAGTCTCGCCGGCGAACCGGATGTTTCCGCTGGAAGTCACTTCTTTTTTGATGCCGCGCAGGTCCGCCCGCAGTTGCTCGTCGCGCGGCAATCGCACTTTGCGGTCTTCGAAATCCGCCCGCAAGCCGAAGGCCAGTTCTTCCTTTACCGCGGCGGTGAAGGTCACGGGCTCGACTTTCCAATTGAAGCGTTCGGCTGCGCGCTCGGCCAGTTGCAGACCCATCCCGGTCGCGTCGAGGCACGCCCGCTTGACTTGCGGCAAGCGCAGCAGCCGGTAAAGCTCGGCTTCGATTTCCGAAAACGTCCGCCCATGCAGCTCGATGCGCAGCCGGTCCCAGACGACGTCACCAAGCTTCTCGCCGAGGTCGAGCACGCACAGATCATTTTTGCGGGCGACATCAAC